AGCTGGCCAGGTCGGAGGCGTCCTCCAGGGATGCCGTAGCGATGCGCTCCTCGTCAGCGTCGAGCGTCCAGTCGAGGCGAGCCTTCAGCTCTTCGAGTGTGGCTAAGTTCGCCAAGTCTTCTTCTCCTTCGCTCACGGGGAGGGGCGGGGTGCGCAACTTACACACCCCGCCCGCTCACTCAGCCGGATCAGACAGTCGGACCGTCAGCCGGGCCGGCGATGCCGGTGATCGCGGCGAGCTCCTGCTGCTTGGCGTCCGGGCCGTCCGGGTCGGGCAGCACGTCGACCGTCGCGTCGAGGTCGAGCTTGATCGCGCGGACGAAGTGCTGGTGCTCCGAGACGAAGCCCTGGCTCGGGGTCTGGGCGTCGCGGCCGACGAGGAAGTCCTCGACGATGCGGAAGCCCTTGTAGGTGTTCACGATCGAGCGGTCCGTCAGGCGGGTCGCGTCGTAGTCGCGAATCCAGCGGAGCGCGACGCCGTTGTAGGACGCGGCGGCACCGAAGGGGACGGACTGCGGGACGGACGGGGCGCCGGTCGCGAAGATGAACGCGCTGGAGACCAGGGCGATGGCGGTGTCGGCCGGCAGCTCGTCGGAGGTGACGATGTTGAAGCCGTACCGGCGACCGAGGGTGGCCTCCTTCAGTGCGGAGACAGCCTCGGCGTCACCGACGTTGGACGCGAGGTTCAGGTCCGGGTCGGACAGGAGCTCGTTCTCCCAGCCGGAACCGACCAGAAGGGTCCGCTGCTCCTTGGGGACGCGGAACTTGTTCATGACCTCGCGCGCCCGGATCAGGGTCTTGCGCAGGGAGCGGCCGGAAACGGCACCACCCAGGGTCACCGAGTACGGCGCCTTGAGCAGGTAGTCGACGGCCTCGTACTCCAGGCCCTTGCCGACCGCCTCGGTCTGCTTGGCCATGAGCTTGGCCCAGCCGTTCAGGTCGAAGTCGTTCTGCTCGTCGGTGAGCTGGACACCCGAGTACACGTCGTCGCCGAAGGTGACCTGGACGGTCTTCTCGGCGTAGGTGTCGAACTGGATCTCCGTCGAGCGGTCGTTGCGCCACCCGTACGTGCGGTAGGGGAGGACTCCCTCGACCTTGATGTTGATGGCGTCGCCCTTGGCGCCCTTGAACTGGTCGATGCCCTCGCGCTGGAAGACGGCGGGGACGACAAGGGACTCTTCCAGAGCGACCGCAGCGGTCGCTGCGATCTGCTCCGGCTTGATGACATCGTGCGGGGTGTAAGCCACGGGGTTGGATCTCCTGTCAGTAGAGGATGCAGGGAGGCTCGGCGTGCGTCACTTGCACACCTGGGGGTGGGTCAGTAGCGGCGCGAGCGCGCCGCGCGAGCGGCCTTGACGGGGTCGAAGTCGTTCTTGTCGTCAGGGTCGAGACCGCCGCTGAGCGATTCGGGGGTGGCCGGCGCGACGAGCTTCTGGAGCTCCTTCGCGTCCGCCTCCAGCTCAGCTTCGGTGGTGCCCGAAAGGCGCTTGGCCAGGGCGGGCGGCAGCTCATACTTGGCTGCCACGTTGTTGAGCAGGATGGTCCGCTCCAGCGCCTCGATCTGCCCGCGCAGCTCGGAGGTGGCGGCCTCGAACTCCTCCACGGTCTTTGCCGCAGAGAGCTTGGCCTCCGTCTCGCGGAGCTTGGTGCGGTAGTTGGCGGCCTCGGCGTTCGCGTCGGTCAGCTTCTTGCGAAGCACCTCCGCGGGCACGCTCTCCTCGGCCGGCTTCTCCTCGGTCGACTCCGCGCCGTCACCCTTGGGGGTCTCGCCCTCCGGGGGCGTCTGCGGGGTCTCCTCGGTCGGCTTCTCTTCGGTGCTGGGGGTTTCCTGCTCGGGCACTGTCACGCCTCCTGGACGCTCGTGGTGGATCGCCGAGCCTCCTGGGCTGCGGCCTTCTGTTCCTGCCGGATGAACCGGCGCCAGGCGGCAACAGCCGCCTTACCGGACAGGCCGCGTGTGACCTTGGGCCACAGCTCCTCGTACCGGCGGTTCAGCTCGTACGCAGACGAGCCGTTGTACTGCTCGCGGGAGAACACAGGCTCCGCGTAGCAGTGGCAGTTGTCGTGGTACTTGTCGCCGTCCGCGTACTCCGCGGACTTCTGCGACCGGTAGACCGGACCACGAGAGATGAGCATCGCGCACCACCCGCAAGGGGTCCCGGTACGCGAGAGTCTGATGTAGCCGATGGCTCGGCGGTCGCGCTGCATGTGGTTCCACACCGTGGACCGGGCGCCGTTCAGGGCCACGCGCTCAGCGGCTGCCGCCTGTCGGGCGCCGGCCTGCTGGTGCGCTTCCTCGCGTAGGCCGTCGACATCGTCAGCGCTCCGGGCGCCGTCGATCGCGTCGACCTTCTTCTGGAGGTTGTTGGTCCCAAGGGCTTCGAGGACCAGGCGTAGCTCCTGCTCCGCCTCGCGCTCGATCTGTTCCTCCGCCTCGCGCAGCCGCTCGATCTCCTCGACGAGGATGCGGTCGAGGTCGTCTTCGCTGGCCTGGTCGCCGTCCGGCGTGGCCCCCTCGTCGGCTTCCCCAGCTTGGCCGGTCGCGGCCGACGAGGAGGTGTCCGGGGTGCTGGCCTGGGCGTCGTCTGTGCGTCCCTCCTGGGGGCGCTCAGCGTCCTTGGTCAGCTCGGCGAACTCGCGCCGCAGTACGTCGATCGTGATGTACGTCGGCTCGGGGTGGTACGGATCGGCCACCGTGGTCCCGGTCCGCAGGGCGCGGACCAGGCGGTAGTAAGCGCGGGCGAGGTCGCGGCTCTGTCGCCTGCGGCCCATCACCAGCGTGATGGCGCGGCGCAGCCACGACGTGGCGGTGGACGCCCGGCTCGTGACCGGGACGTCCTGCCACAGCTTCATCGCGTCCGCGACGGTGCCGGCACCGATCTCGGTGAGCGCCGTCTGGAACGCGATGGCAGCGCGATCAGCCTCAGCCTGTCGGGCTGCGCTGGTCACGCGGCTACCACCTCACTGTCGGGGGTGGCCGGCACCGCATCAGCGGACGGGGTGGCCCGCGTCAGCGCGGTAGCGAGCTGGCCAACGGAGTCGTCCTCCTCGGCCATCTGCTCCCAGTCCTCGTACTCGGTCTGCGTCACACCGGGCACCCGCTTCCACAGACCACGCTTCGGGATGCCGAGCTGGTCGGCGAGCTTGCCGAGCGCGTCAGCGGCCTGCGCCAGCGAGCGGGACTCCATGTCACGCCACTGGACCTCGCCCGCGTAGTCCTCGTTGCCGGCCGTGTCGCCTTCCATCTCCGCGGCGATCCGGAACACCCGCTCCCAGGACTCTCCGAAGAGGGACTGGAACTCGGTGATCTTCCGGCTCAGCGCGGTCTCGGCGGCGAGCAGGGCCTCGGCGGACAGGTTGGCGATCTGGCCGAGCAGGTGGTGCGGTGGGGTCTGGCTGATCGCGGCGAGGTGCCGGATGCTCATGTCGACCGACTCGATCAGCGGAGTGATCGGCCCGGCCGGCAGGCTGCCGAACTTCACGTCGGGGTCCTCGGCGAAGAGGAACCGGCGCGCGTTGTGGTTCACGGCAGCGGGCATCGGGTTGCCGGCCGTGTCCAGCTTGGGCCGGGAGTCGACCGCGAGCGCGGGGTCGGTGGTGACCTGGCCGGCCTCGTCCAGCAATTCCATCTGGAGAGGCGGCGCCATGCCGGTCGCGTATCGCACCTCGTGCGAGGTGTACGTCTGCGCGACCAGGAGGTCGAAGATCGTCTGGTTGATCCGGTTCTGAAGCGGGATCATCGGCTCGACCACGCCGACCGTGCGGCCTTCGAGGTCGACCTGCGCCGCGAACCGGGTGACCGGGCACTCGGTGGAGCCGTGCAGCTTGCGGCCGCTGACCCGAACCGAGTCGAGGTCGGACATCGAAGCGAACGTCACCGCGTACTCGTACCGGGCATCGAACATCCGGGCCTTGCCCGGCTTCTCGCCCTTCGGGAACGCGGTCACCGTCAGCGCGGCGTACGGCTCGTCGTCGTTCGCGGGGTCCTCGTACAGGGCCGTGGTCTTCTTGGCCGACAGGCCCTTGGAGATCACGCCCTTCTTCGTCTTCTCCGTCAGTACGAAGGAGTGACCGAAGCCGAGGGCGCCCCGGTAGACCGCGGCCTGCCGTGCGTCCATGCGCGAGCGCTGCCAGTGCGACCAGGCCGGGCTCGTCGAGGATGACGCCTGGGGCAGGCCCGAGCTGGCCGTGCCCGGCCGGAAGCCGTCCACGTACAGGGCCTGGGCCGGCGTCCCGATCAGCAGGGGCATCCAGTTGGACACCGCACGCTTGGCCAGCAGCTTGTACTCGTCGTCCGCCTGGGGCGGCATGTACGGGTCGTCGTGCCGGCCCCGGATGAAGTTGTCGA